CCTGTTCACGCAACGCCTCTAATTGGTCACCAGCCATTTGAGTTTGCTTATCCAAAAACTTTTTAATTAAGTCTTTTGTATCTTTTGTATTTTCGTTTGTAGTTTTTAACTCTTTAACTACATCATCCAATTTTGCTGACATTTAATTTCGGGCCTCTTTTTGGCGTTGTTCTTCTTCCTTTAAGTGTTGTATCAGTAATGAAAGATAAACTTCTCTTTCCCATGGTATCATTTCGTCTATCTCAGTCAATGAATATTTGTGATGTTGCATCAAACTGAATGAAGTCTGGTAATATGTACTCAGATTGTTATGAGATAGACTTACTAGAAAAAATTTGCCATTCCTTCCAATGTTTTCTTGTTTTTCATTTTACATGATACACACTCAAATTCTATATCATGACTAAGTTTAGGCATTCCATCAACAAAATCTTGTATTAACTGAAACTGATTTCGGTCCATTGATTCGATGAACTCTTGAATTTCTTCAGGATTTTCATCTCTCATGTCAATTCGTTCATCTTCTGTTATAACGTATGCTATACAAGATCTTAAAAGGTCAAATGCTGCTTCTGTACTGTCCATATTTTCATCGCTAATATCAGTAATTGAAGAATATAAAGGATATTGCATTTCTATGCTAATAGTATCAGAGATTTCAATAACACGATTACCTGATGGTGTTTCAATATCCAAAGATTCTAAATTTACATTTACTTCATTTTTTTCTTTACAATGATCACATTCAATTACAATTGTAGATGTTTCTCCAACTGATTTGGATCTGAGTTTAGTAAACATGAACTCAACATCAAAAGTAGTAAGTTTTGTTTTGTTTAATCCACCATCAACACAAGCATCAAGAGTATCAACCACTGCATTGAGCATCTGTCTATTGTCTTCTGATTCCATTGCAATCATTAGAACTTTTTCTTCTTTTACCAAAAATGGTCTAAATCTAACAATATCTCCTGTAGAAGGGATTTTCATTTCATATTTTGGTTTATCATTTAGCTTAGGTAATGCCATTTCAATGTCCTTATAGTATAGTTATAATTAATATGGTCCGGTTCTGTTCAGATCCAGTCTTGCTATTACTCCGGGTGGCGGCGAATCTGGGTATGGAGTTGTAATTGGTTTTGTTGTATTGATTGGTTCTGTTTTTTCTGTTACACCCTGGCTTTTTGGTGTGAAATTAGACGTCCAATTTTTATAAGATAATTGAATCTGCAACTGCATTACATCTTCCATACCATTTCCCAATTCAACTGCTGACATGGTTGTGCAAAATGCTTTTTGTAAATTGCATTCATAAACAACGGATTCTCTAAAAATTGGTAAATCAATATCCAACTCACCTTGAGCAATATCAAGTGAGCCTATTCTAGGCAATCTATTCTGTATTTCTGTTGGTAATGTGGGCAATCCAATCGGTGTATTATATACTGGTAATGTAAAACCTTTTTTTAACTGTTGAATTTTAATATCAAAAGTATAGTCACTGTGGTAACCTGGCTGTAAAGTATTTGGATCTAATGCCAAGGCTTGCCATGTTTCAAAATATTGTCTCACTCCATAATCATTTAAAAGTAAAAATGTCATATTTACATCATCATATGCTTGATCATATGCTACTTTTTGAAGTATTGTTCCAATCTTTCTTTCCTGTGTCATAATTTGCCGACCAGGTAAGTTAACATTAGTGCACAATAAATTTATGTCTCTACTTGTAGCACCAGGCATTGATGGCAAGAAAACTCTAAAGACATTACCTTTTGCAATGCCACCCTTCGATGATATCAAGCCTTTCATTTCATCAATGCTAGCCATTGATTAATCTCCTCGAATCTTTGTAGACATTGGCTCTTGTACTTTTTTCAAAATCTGCAGTAGGAAGAAATGTAGCAATCTCCCATTCAGGTGCTTCAATTTCAGCAAACTTTGATCTGACGTGATCATTTAAATACATTTTGTAACAGGCTTTAAAATATTTCAGTTTAGCTGCCCTCTGAAGCATTTGATAATTTACTTTAAACCGAGTTGTTTCATCATATAGTTTATTGTTTAAGTTATCCATAAGACCATCAAGAAATTTAGCTCTTAGTGTTGGAGGTAGATAATGCAAATTCAATCCGTGGAAACCACCTTTTACTCTATCAACTAAGATAATAAGTGGAAACCTATCATAATAAGGCAATGTTTCTTTGTGTTTTGGATCATAATAAAACATTGCCATCGTACCTGGACCTATGCGAGTTTGTAGATTAACCTGATTGTCTTTCATCAGAGATGCTCTATTAGGACGCATACTTGCCAAACGTCTCCGAAACCACGTTTGGGACTCTTTGGATCTTAATGTGAGACCTTTACGAAAGGCTTCGATTTCAAGCGTATTAAAAAGATTGCTC